ATCTCGCTGGGAGTCATCGACTCTGGCTCAGCGATCTATGCGCCGACAGTAACCGCAAAGAACACCATCTCGCTGGGCTTGATCGACTCGGGCGCCGCGATCTACGCCCCCACCGTCGACCAGATCACAACTCTGACCGTCATTCTGCCACTGATTGATTCTGGCAGTGACATCTATGCACCGCTGTTGGCACAGGGCGGAGCCATCGACGTACCGCTGATCGACGCTGGATCAGCGACATACGCACCGACTCTTGTTACTAAGTATGAGATCACCCTTGGGCTGATCGACGGGGCAAACGCGATCTACGCGCCAGCCCTCACGACACTCAACGTGATCACCCTGGGGCTGATTGACTCAGGATCAGAGACATATGCCCCGTCTGTGGGATTTACGATTTCGCTTGGGCGGATCGATAGCACAGCAGAGGCATACGCGCCTAGTCTTCAGCAGATTGGTTCCATCACGCTTGGCCTGATTGATAGTGGCCCAGCTATCTACGCAGTAACCCTCTACTTCAGCCAAGCTGGTTGGAAATGGGTCAATAGTTCTCAGGCGATGGCTAGACCGAGAGAACAGGGTTGGCCAGAACTTCAAGAAGGCTATGCTAGACCTCGCAAGAACCATGGTGAGAACTGATGAGCATTACTGACATCGAAGCAGTTCGGCTCAAGGCGGCCGATCGGAGTTCTATCACCCGCGAGGTAGCAGTTGGTGACGCCGAAGCTACTACCTACAAGCTTGGTCATGAAGCGATCTTGACATCACCGGATGTTGAAGTTCGTCTCAACGGGGCACTGCAGGTTGGCACCTACACGGTAGATTACGCCTATGGTGTCATCACCTTCTCCGCCGCACCAGGCTTGAATGTTCAGATTGAGTTCACCTACTACTGGAGCGTCTTCACGGATGTCGAGATCCAGTACCTCCTCGACGACTCGGGAGGGAACGTCACAATCGCCTCAGCGAAGGTTCTCCTCGCCACAGCAGCAGATGCAGCCCGGATCGCCAAGCGACAATCTCTGGCAGGTGGAGGTGGATTGGGCGCGGTCACTATCGACACTTCCGTTGCAGCGCGTGAGCTCCGAGCTTCCGCGAAGGCGCTAGTGGAGATGGAGAACGACATCAGTGGCGCCATCCCGGCGGAGGGCCTGACTGAGATCAACTGGACCGAGTTCAACTACCACATGGGAGTCGAGCAGTCGGTGATTCGGGGTAACTGATGTACCACGAGGAAATCGGCAAGATCACCTCAGAACATCTCCGCTCTCACATCGGGTCATACCTGAATGAGCTGGAGATTCGCTACGCTGACGGAGTGAAGCTCACACTTCCCAAGTCAATCGAATATGCGAACCTTGTCGGTGGCGTCTACAACGCAGAGTTGAACGCCATGCCAGCCTACGCCGTAGATGTCACCGACAAGCAGTTCAGCGGGATCAGCGACGCGGGCCTGTGGGAGTATCTCTACAACGGACACATCGCAGCCATCATCTCCGGTGGCAGTGAAGTTGCTGTCAACACGATCGTCAAGCGGCACGAACAGGCTTGCGAGATGTTCGTCAAGCGTCACCAATTCATGCACAAGTTGCAGGATCAAACACAGGCCCAGGTAGCCGGCAATGACTTCTCCATCATGGAGATGGGTTTCGTAGACGCGGCGTTCTCTGGAGCTGAGGAAGTTCCACAAGGCGACAACAAGTACGTCTGGGTCGCGGGGTTCCGGATCACGTTGGTCTGGATCCTGAGCGAGGATGGACCGAGCCAGCATGCCTAGCGTCGGTGGTCAGATCCGCGTCTATGGTATCCCCGGTACGCTTACCAAGCTCGGTAACATCCGCCGTGAGCCACAGAGAGCGATGAGGGCGGCTGCCGTTGATCGTGGTGCCATCTCGGTGGCTAGGTTCCAGACAGAACTGACCGCTGAGTACCAGAGCGAGTGGGCAACTGGTCAGATTGCCAGAAGCATGCGGGCCAAGGTCAAGAATGAACGAGATGGGGTAAGTATTCAGTTCACGGCCCGCAGCGGTGCTCGGGATCACCTGCAATACATCACAGCCGCCGTCCCTGGTGGTTTCAACAAGTTCCCAGTTGTCCCCTTCGAGATTGTGCCAGTAGCTTCCAAGCTATTGCACATTCGGTTCCCGGGCCACGTCCGGAGGTTCATTCAAGACCCCACTACTGGTAGGCTGTCCGGAGCGAAGGGCGGACGCATCTTGGCTAAGAAAGTGTGGTGGGGCCACAAATCAGGAGGCTTCCATAGAGATGTTATCGTGGAGGTTGCGCAGTCGGAGGGCCAGAGCTTCGTAGCAGACATGATGGCCGCGGTTGCCGAATCGATCGCCAAAGCCACAAGATAGGAGAACACGGTGACCCAGCGTCAGATCCTTGAGAACAGCATCGATCTGCTCAAGACGCTTCGTGGTCCGGCCAAGATCCTGTATGCCGACGCCTCGATCGGGTTCCCCACCTTGATCGAGAACGTCATCAACCCGAGCACAGGCGCTCCGGGTGCAAGCTGGATCTCCTTCGGCCTGACGCGCGGCGGCATCAACGTCGTCAAGAATCTCGAGGTCACGCCTCGCGACGATGTCGACCAGATCCTCGGGGTTTACGACCAGGACATCACTGGTCGGGGCTACCAGATCACGACACAGCTTGCGGAGGTCTTCCGCGACTCATCCCAGCTCGCGATCGCCATGGATATGGCGGCCGCTTCTGTGGTGGGTACCCAGGCCACCCAGACGATCCGTGGACTGGATGACGGCGACAACAAGACGCAGGAGCGTCGCTGGGCTGTCGTCTATCCGCATTCCACCAACGGCAAGGTCACAGCATTCGTCTTCCGTCGCTCTGCGGTGGCTGGCGGTGAGAAGACCTTCCGCTTCGACAAGACCGATCCTGCGAGCCCGCCGTTCGAGCTCACGGTTCTGCCGGAGATCGCAACCACCATCGCCCCCGAGTACGCGTACGGCGCGTTCTTCGACCACAACGAGTACTAAACCCATGACTGAACGGCGGCAGGCGTTTCGTCGGGATCCGATCGAGGTAGAACTGGACAAGAATCTGGTCATCTCGGTCGGTCCCGTATCTTGGCTGAAGAGGAATGACTTCGGCAACGAGGTCATGAAGCAACACTCCTCGATCATCAACGATGCCATCTCTATCTTCACCGGCACCGGTGGGGATGATATGGTCACCCAGATTCAAGCGAAGTTCTCGGAGAAGTTCACCGAGCCCTACATCCTGCTGGAGCTCGGACTAGAGCCAGCGACCTTCGAACAGGTCAAGGCCATTGATCCCCTCTATGACAACCAGATCGTTGAGCTTCTGCTCGCTATCTGCGATGTCAACAAGATGGATCAGCTGAAGCCCCTCCTCGACCCAAACTTCCAAACCCCGACGACGAATGGTGGAACAACCTCGGCGGAGGGGGAAACAAGTACTCCGAAGATCGCATCTGGGCTCGACTCCTCATCGCCGGAGTTGACAACCGTACCATCGAGCGACTAACCTATCCTGAGCTTATGAACATCCTAGAGGAGCTGGAAACCTCCCTGTGGGATGGGAAGCTCTGGGATATGGCGATGAAGACACCCAATCCAGTGGAGTCCTACATGGAATCTCGCGGTGGATTGGATAACGAGCCACCTCCGGACATCGACTCACTCCCGAACAAGGATTGGCTGCGAGCGTGAGTTTCTCCACTAAGAATAACCCTAAGCTCGCTCAGAGCGGAGTTGCTCTTACATCCCTCGGCGCTGTAGGTGGCGCGCGAGGTACGGCTGCCGGTGGTCTTCGCATCCTGGTTGAGTTCCTGACGACCTACGATGAGAATGCCATCAAGGACCTCGAGAGTGATCTTGAGGACATTGAAACCAAGTCGAAGCTGCTAGCTAGTGAGGACGAGGCGCGGCAGAAGAAGCTTGCCGCAGTCAGGAAGCAGCTCCACAACGTTGACCTCAATCTTCGTAGTCGGGCAGATGCTGCGACCCGCAAGGAAATCCGTCTGCAGGATTCATTGCAGGGCACTCGCACCAAAACTGGCAAGGCCGCACTTGCAGCTTCCGAGAGGAACCTGCAGAGTCTGTTGAAGGCTCAGGGGTTCACCCGTCACGAGATTACCGACATCACGAACCGCTATAATCTGCGTAAGCAGGAAGCGGTCCTGGTCGATCGCATTGCCACAGCGGAAGAGAAGGCCCAAGCTCGTGCTCGTCAGGCGGCGAACACGCAGGGCCAACTGACTAAGATCCAGCAGGTGCGGGCCAACCTGGTTCCCAAGCTTTCTGGACTTGCCATTGGCGCGATCGGTGGTATCTTCGGTGGCGCGGTTCTGGGCCTTGGGTTCGCTGCAGCTGAGAAGGGTCTTGAACTTGTCGGTGACAAGATTCAGGATCTTATTGATCCCGCTCGGCATGCGAGAGAAGAAGTCCAAGGTCTAGCCAAAGCAATCAATGAGATTGCTAACCAGAAGAACATCACTCAACTGCAAGCTGCTGAAGAGTTTCTGAAGAAGTCTGGTGTTGATGTTACGCCCGGAACGCAGGGCGGAAATCTCGCCATTCTGCTTGCTGAGAATGCAGCTCGCCAGATCGCCATTGATCAGCTCAATCAACTCAATGCCGCTCGTGAAGTAGCAGCCCACAATACCACGTTTGAAAAGGAACAGGTTCAAAAACTCGCTGAAAAGCTGGTTGATCAAGCAAAGCGAGAAGGCACTCTCAGAGACATCTACATGGCACAATCTTCTGGCAGAAGCAGTGCACTGGTGCTGGTTCGTCAGGAGATCAACGGCATTGATGCTCTAGTCCTTGCACAGCAGCAGCTGTCTGGTGCTACGCAGATCGCCACCAACGTAGCATATGAAAACGCACGGGCTATGGAAGCTCAGGCACAAGCAGCTGCTAGTGCCGCGGCTATCATGTCTATCGCGGCTCAGCAGATCTCTGATGCACTCAATGCGGCAACTGGCCGACAAGATAGTGCATTCGCTGCACGGCTGGATGCTCTTGGAACTGGGGAGTCTGCTAGAACTCGACGTCTCCAGAAGCAACTCGACAATGCGAGTTCGGGTGGTGGGGGCGATGGGGGTGCTAAGCAGCGGGAGCTGGCCAACATCGCAGAGGAGCGGGCACTTCTTCTCCTCAAGATGCGGCTGCGACTTCTCGGTACCAACATCAACCTTGAGAGGTACTCTGGCAAGTTCCTCCTTGTGGCGATCGAAGCCAAGATTGCTGCTCTCCAGCGTGAGGGCCGCGAGCAAGCAAAGATCAACGCATTGCTGGATCTCCGTTACCGCCAGAGTCAGGAGATTACGCGCAACGAAGGTGAAGGGATCTCGCCCTTCCTCGAGCGCCGGGCACAGGAGAATAGGAAGCTCCTGGCTGAGGAAGATGATCTTAGACGGCAGAACCAGATTGATGCTCTGAGCGACCGCAAGCAAGTTCTTGAAGATGAAATTGCACTTCAAGAACTTGCCAACCGTAAGAGAGATGCACTTCGCAAGCAAGACAGCGCTTCTAACAATGATGCTCTTCGCAAGCAGCTTGAAGCCAGTAGGAAGGCCGATGCTGCAGCCCTTGCAGCCAAGAAGAAGGCTCTCAAGGCCGAGCAGAATGCGAGGGAGAAGGCAGCCCGAGAAGCACTACAGCTCGTCAGCGACTCGGCACTCGCTGAGACTCGAGCTGCCATCCGTGGGATGGACACCCTCGAAGAATTGAACATCGTATCCGGTCGTATCGCTGGCTATCAGCGAGCGAAGGCTACGATCCAGGCCCTTGTGGACGGGTTCGGTCTTCCACCCTCGATTGCTGCTGGATTGCTAGCTAAGATCAATGGTTTGATCAAGCAGTTCCAAGGTCAGCGTCGAGATGTCTTCGGCGGTGCTGCACTATCAAAACCCGGTGGAGCTGCACAACCCTTCGCTAGCGGTGGTATCATTGATCTCAAGAACTCCAATTCGCCGTTCGGATCTAACATTCGTCACGGTGAAGAGGGCACTGAGATCGGAGTGATCCTTTCTCATAACGTGGCAAAGATCCTCCAGGGCCAGAAGGCGGGAGTTCAGCAAGTCGGGCCATTCAACCTGTATGCATCAGAGAACCCCCTGCGTGATCGCTACGCGTTTGGCAAGATGGTTGAGAAGTCTGTCGAGGCGGCACTCGGATGAACCCCAACCTGATCACTCTTTCGCACGCAACCTATGTGGGTCCATCAGGAGCCACAGCCGCGGCGACGTACGCCTTCTTCTCGAAGGAATATGTTCCGCCCGCCCAGGACCGTTCTATCGAGTACGACATCGTCCACAATCAGAACGGACGGTTCAAGTACGTTTACGATAACGGGCCTGGGTTCAAGAAGTGGCCGCCGTTCACCATTGCCTGTGAGGAAGCTTTCCAGGCGGTACTGGGTGCGACGGCCGGGATGCAGTACTCTCGCCTGCAGGAGATGTGGGCGTACCCGGGAGTTCTGGGTATGGTCGCGCCAGATGGAACCTATGCAGTTCACTGGAGCACTAACCTAGAGCGGAACTTCCGCGCATTTCCCGCCAATGTGAACGACAAGCTGGAGTGGGCTGTCGTAGTTGAATTTGAGGAAGCTACCTGATGGCCGGCCAGAGCAACTTCCCCACCTCACTGGATGATGATACCGCCCTCATCAATGTGACGGATAGCGTCACCTCGCTGGTGGCAGCGCATCACAACAACCTAAAAGAGGCGATGAAGGCTGTCGAGACGAAGGTCGGCATCCATCACACAACCTCGCCGACAGCACTTGACTATCGCCTCGGAAGCGCGACCAACAGCCATGGTCACAATGGAGCTTCCGGACAGGGTCAGTTGATCAACGCTAGCGTGATCATGGTTCCGTCCGGTGGACAACCGAGCGGCTTGACCCTCGCAGATCATCTAGCAATCCCACCCCGGTATCTTCACACACTGCGTCATCAGGGCAGTCTCCCCGCTGTGGCAGCCAACGCCTTGGCCCCGTTCACGCTTCCCAGGACTCTGGTTCTGGAAAGCCTGTCGGGCAACCTTCGACGTGGAGCTTCGGGTGCCACCGCGGCGATCGACGTGAACGTCGGACCGACCTCGATCTACGTCGCATCCCAGGGTTTCCGCCCGATCTTCGCACCACAGGCCACGTTGTACATGAACGCGAGCCCGAACTACGTCACGTTCCCGTCGGGTGTTATCATCACAACCGATGTGGACGCAGTGGGTTCCAACGATCCGGGGCAGGATCTGACGGTCATCTTCGTCTTCCGCGAGCCGTAACCCATGAGCCAGACGATCTACAACGACGGCTCCCTGTATGGAGATGCCGATGCGATCTATGGCCGCATCGACTCCGCACTTGGGGTTGCACAGGAAATTGCAACTCGACAGACTGGCTTGGAGATCCAGGTCATTGATCGTCAGCTGAACAACTGGGAATACATCGCTGGCACCGGCCTCTACAATGGTTCCCTGTTTGTAGCTGGAGTTTCTGCTACAACTCAGCCGTACTATCAGTATCGCCTTCGCATGTCCATGTGCGTCCTCGGGAATGGTAACATCATTAGGGTTCGCAATGGAGATGGTACGGCTTCTAGCCGTTCTATCTACGTACAGGAAATCACCGACCCTACGAATGCTTCCCAGTGGACATCTTGGTCCCTACTCTATAGTGGGACACACTATGCCGTCGCGGTGATGCCTGCGACCGCGTCTACGTATCACGTGTACAGTGCGAAGAGCGACGGGGTCTATAAGAATAACGTCCTCAAGGTATCTGTAACTGGGATCATCGAGATCTTCCCCGTCATCGGACAGATGGATGCACTGTTCGTCACGAAGATCGGGGTCGATGGGCTAGACTCCCGGCGGATCATGGACCTGCGATACATCGCCGATGTGGAAGCTGGTACTAGCGTCGACGACCGGTGGAACTATCGTTGGCGCCGCACCCAGATCGCGGCTCAGGAGATTAGTGACGGACGCATCTTCCGCGTCCAGTCTGCTGGCTTCTTCACTGATCCCAGGGACCTTACCATCGCCGAGTCGATGACCAGTACGTTCGCGGCCAGTTCTTCATCTGGGGGTGATCCCACAGTCGCGCCACGTCTGGTTCGCGGTTTCGGTGGTCAGGCCGGAACTAACATGATTGTTGATCCATACCTGCTCTCGTGCACAGACGGGTTTTACTACCTGTTCTATGGTGAGAACCGGACGGATGCAGATGGCGACGATGCCATCGCAATCTCAACCCTGTTCTGGCAGCGGACGAAGGATCTGCTCCACTGGTCCGAGCCTGTCGCGATCGGCTTCGATGATATGATGCCGACCAACATCGCTGTCGTCGAGCGGAGCGGCTATCTCTACGTTGCTAACAACGGAGCTGTCTGGCGCCGCCCTGTGGCAGTGCTCACCTATGACATCTCCGACTACGTTCCCAACGTTACGATGACTCTCGCATCAATCAGCGACGAGGGCGGGGCTGCGCTCACGGTTGCGAACCCAGCCGGGGTCAACGACAACCTGATTGACCTCTCTGATAGAGAGATCACCATCCGCCCAGGGATGAAGACGGATACTGGTGCCTACCAGTTCGCGGACTTGAATGCCTGGTGGGTGAAAGCCGCTAAGAAGGAAGTCGAAGGCTCGATTTCTCGTATCGCCCTGTCGTGCTATGATCTGACAGAGCGACTGGCGAACCCATTCCGAGACATCTTCAACTTCCCCGGCAAGGTCCAGTTCAATGACTGGTATCTTGGCCGACGGAACAAGTTGTTCAACTACTACCTGCGCGGTGGTCGACCTACGTTCCTTCGCACTACGAATAG